AACTATTCACTTTGGACATGGCAGTGACCATCGATGAGTGCAAAGTATTGTACCCTGACTTCGATGACCTGCCCGAAGAATGTCAACACATCATTGCAAACATGATGTTCAACATGGGTAGACCCAGACTCAGCAAGTTCAAAGGCATGAAAGCCGGGGTCGATGCTCGTGATTGGAACGCCGCAGCCGACGAAATGGTGGACTCGAGGTGGTATACACAGGTTCCTAACCGTGCAAGGCGCTTAGTCGATAGAATGCGCGCCCTTGCAAGTGACTGAAAACACTAAATAAAAACATCGATTCTCGTGGACCTCGTGAACAATGGACGTACCATTATACCTTCAGGTCGCTGAGAATTGACGTTCTGGGTCATCAACAGGCTCACATCGGCCAGTTGGGATAACATATCTGTTGTCAATCTTGAGAATATCAGAAGACATCTCAACCACCCTGTCTGCACACTCTCTTGCGGTGATGTATGGTCCTCGAGTGTCTTCAACAATAGCACATTCCTGTTGCGCCATTGATACGCAGACAACTACCAACGCTTCAAACATCATCTCGAACCTCGCTTTCTGCCTTTTGAATCAGGCTTTCTACTTCATGCAGCTTACTAATAGCCTCGTCCACCAGACCGGACTCATACTTCAAGAACAGTTGAGTCACGGCCTGGACGGCCTGATCCACAGACAGCTTTGCCTCAGAGAAGTCGCTCATTTCTTCTTCGGTGGCCTGCCGCGTTTCTTGGCCTTTGGTGGACGACCGCGTTTCTTGGCAGGTGCTTTGCCGCCCTTCCAAGCTTCATTGATGGTTGGAGTCTTTTTATCATCTCCCATCAAACGTCCGTCTTTATCTCTTGCTCTCTCCGGTTTCTTGATAAGACACGGAAAGAACAAGTTCACAAACTTATCCCATAGATTCATCGTCTATCTCCTCAATAGTTTTATTCCATATAAATATGGGTGTCCTTTCTCCCACATAGGCACCCACCACGTTGTAATCAAAGTACTCAACAGCCTCCTCATCTGTCATACCCTGATCGATAAGAATTTGTATGCACTTGTCAGCATCGTATGCAACAAGGCTTGGATCACCACATCTTTCCGATATACCAATCACAGCTTCTTCAAACCCTACGGCTAATAATAAGCCCGAACTCATCCTACTTCTCCCCAGTTTTTGCCCAGTTCTGCATCAACCTCGAAGGGCACCTTTAAATCTGGCACACAAGTTGACATGATTTCAACAATCTTGTCTGATTGTTTTTGACTCTCGACACTGAAGCACAGCTCGTCATGCACTGTAAGCATGGGTGTCAGCCCCTCCGCATGACAATCTACCATCGCCTTCTTTGTCTGGTCGGCACTCGAACCTTGGATCAGTTTGTTCAGCGCCTTGTATGTAAAGGCACGACGTATCATACCCTTGCCGCCATACTCTTTGATTGCCTCCTCGAGCTTCATGGCCTTGTTGAATCCGAATGACCGTGGCTCCCACATATCAAACCTACACTTACGCCCCAGCCATGTGCGTATCGAACCGTTCTTCGATGCTGTATCTGCCGCCAGGTCAGCTATGCCTTTCACAAATGGCACCCTTTCATGGTACTTCTCGAGCAAAGCTTTGGCCTCGATCTCATCGATGTCCATCACACCAGCCAGCTTCTTACGTCCCATGCCATACATGATCCCCAGATTCACAGTCTTGGCTTCCTTGCGAGTGATGTCCGCCAGATCCGCAACCATCTGATGGAAGTCAGCGTTGCCCTGATGATACATATCAATTACACTGTCTATCTGAGGGTGTCTGTGTACGCCTGTCAGTTGAGCACAGTAGTGTGCCAGCCACCGTGGCTCTTGTGATGCATAGTCGAAGCTGCCCCACTGTGTGCCCTCTTCAGGCAGGAACAAGCCACGGATCATAGACTTTATCTCTGGATCTCTGGCCGGAATCTGCTGTAGATTTGGGTGACTCGATGAGAATCTGCCAGTCACCGTGCCACCTTCATCAGAGCGAAGCGGATTGAAATCACAATGGATACGACCGTTACACGAATGTTCAAGTATTGTCTCAACAAAGGTCGTGTTGGCCTTGTTAAATTCACGCAATTTCACAATCTTCTTTGCGATAGGGTGCGTGTGATTGCTAAGAAACTGCTTTGTAAAGGAGGGGGCATCCGTGTTTTCTGTCCTATGGTATTTAAGACCAAGGGCATCGAACGCCTTTGCCACAGATGCAGCCGCCCACGGCTCGACCGTCACCCCGGTATCGGCCCGTATTTCTTCTAACAGTTTCTTTTCTCGTATCTGTAAATCCTTTTGTATCTTCTCTGCCCCGTCGATATCGACACGCACACCTTTAGTTTTCATCTCAAGAAGCACGGGTAACAGGCTGGACTCCAACTCAAATATGCTTGTGACCTCGTCCTGCTTGATGTCCACACGCAGCCTGTCCCACAGGCGCAGAGTCACAGCAGCATCCTGTTCTGCGTAGCTGCCCACAAACTTCGAGGGCAGTCGCCACATGTCACTCTTCGGGTCCACATGATACATTGCCGCCGCAGCCCGTAACATCTTCTCGTTCTTGTACTCGCCAAGGTATTCGCCTGTCAGCGAGTTGAGATTGTAGAATCTACGATTCTCGTTCAACAGTGGCGCGGCTATCATGGTATCGATTATCGGTCCTTGAACCTCGATCCCTGCCCAGCGCAGCCAACCCAGATCATACATGGCATTGTGCATGACCTTCTCGATCTTGGGTGTGGCTAGTTGTTTCTTCAGCCAATTGACCACCAGCTTTTCTGGCAGGTTGCCATCCTCATGACGCACAGGATAGTAGCCAACGAAATCACCAGCCGCTACAGCATAGCCTATGACATAGCCATCATCCCGGCACCACCCAGGCCCCAGTGTTGTTATGTTCGGATCTCTTGTTTCCAAGTCGATTGCGATACGATCATACCCTGTGAGATCAGGAAAGGATGACGGCGGCTCCCACTCATCATCACCAAAACCAAGCGCAGCTTCTTTGACATCTATGTCAAGAATATTCATCTGCTTATCCATCGTTTGTGATCTCACCTCCAAGGGCGGCATAACCTATTATGTCTACCCATGAGTCATCTTTTGTCATGTCTTCACTTAATCTAGCTAATTTGAGTCCCACCATGCAAGCTACCACCTGTTCAGGCGTGATCTCCTGCTCGAGTATGATGCTCCATATCTGTGCAATACGCTCGTGGTTCTTTCTGGCCGGGCCATACTCCTTGGCTCTTGGACCGTTGATAAGCTGCTCTGCTGTCTTCAAAAAGAATTGTCTGTCTTTCATAGCTGAAACCCATAATATGATTGTGATTCGATAATGTGCAGAGACTTTCGAGCACGAGTCAGGCCAACATAGAATGTCCTGATCTCAGCGTCCTGATCCCTGCTCTCAACACAAGCCCTCGAAGAGTCGAGCAGCAGAGCTACGTTGTCTGCTTCGCCACCCTTGGCTTTGTGTATAGTTGATATCCTGATTCGCGGCTTGCCTGTCAGGATAGATTCACCCATTCGGCGGACAGATGTAATGTATATCCGCTCGTTCTCCGACACCTTCAGCACCTCGTGCCATGGTGTATCGATCTCTGCTGTCAACTCACCCAGAGTTTTGACATCACTGAAACCATATGTTTCTTCTGCATCCAGACTAGCAAGCTTCTTCCTGCCAGACTTAGTTATGGCATCCGATACCAATAGCGTTGATAGCTTCTTGATATCTGCCGCAGACAAGAACCTGCCCCTGCATAGATCCAGCCACATCTCGATGCCGCTCAACACGTTTGGTGATATCGACCAGCCCGACCCCTCGCGCCAGTACAGATAGCCCTGATCCTTTAGATCACTAGCCACCCTGTTTGCGATGTAGTTTGTTCGAGCCAGTATCAACCACTCGCCCGTCCTGATATCTACATCCATGATATCCCGGTGCCATGTTATCGAACCTTGCTCTTCGGTGCTTGACCATGTCTTTGGTTGCCTCGTCATTAAACGTCTGACCATATTGTCTGCTTGTTTATGTATCGACACGGGCAGGCGGTATGATTTATCGAGCACGATCTTGTTGGGGCAAGCGTTCAGGAAGTCTTTGACATCCACACCCATCCACGAATAGATGCACTGATCATCATCCCCGGCATAGTATATGCGCTTGGCGTTGGGTTTCATCACCTCATGCACCATGCGCCATTGTAGCGGAACCAGATCTTGTGCTTCGTCCACGATCAGAACATCGAGCAGCGGACTGTCGCCCTGTTCAATGAAGTCCTCGATCATGTCCACAAAATCTATCTTGCCTGTTTCTTTCTTGTAGTCACGCAACACCTCGTCTACCAGCTTGAGTTGTTGGTAGTGCAGTCTGCGATCAGCCACCTCGTTGAACTGTTGCTCGATGCTGACCCCCCGAACCCGTGCCATCTGTATGATAAACATATATGCGTCACCGCTCTTGCCGGGGGTAAACAAAAGACCATCGGCCATGGTGACTGACGAGTTCGAGCTAAACTCAAGACCCAACAGCTTGCCAATCTTGGTAAAGTCCTTGCCGACCAACACCTGCTTTGTCGTCAGACCCATGTATTGAAACGCAAAACTATGCAACGTGCGGAACCAGATCATCTGATCCACATCCATGTTTAGCTTTGCCGCCGCCCTCTCTCGAGCTTCCTCTGCCGCCTTACGAGAAAAAGATACGAACGCAATATGTTCAGGAAGTGTGCCATTCTCTAGCTCCTGCTGTACGATCTCGATGAGTCTTGTTGTCTTGCCCGTGCCTGGGGGTCCGAAGATTGTGGTTTCCATCTTAATCCACCTCTTCGTAAAAATATGGCTCAGAAACATAACCCTTAAAGTCACTTTGATAGGGCAGACGATCCATACAGTTTTCACAAGTATCGCCAAGCTCTAATGACTTAACCTTCCTATAACGAGTTGTCCAACGATGACCACAAGTGTCACATAAAAAATAAGCCACATACATTAGAACGGCACCTCATTATCTTGAACCTCGATACTTGGAACTTGGATCTCTTTATTAAACGCAGGCACCCACCAGACTCGAAGTTGTTTTGATTCACCCTTGGTTGTATTAAATCGTTTCTTGCCATGTGCAGCGGAACCAGAATTCATTTCCTTGAGTCGCTCCTGAATCTGACCCCGGCTGTATGTATCGAACTTGTTGTTACGCAGATACTTCATCAGCGCCTCGATCTTAAAATATGTCATGTTGTCTTCTTCATCAGTGTACGGCTTACCCAGACTGATCTCTTCGGCTGACTGTGCCTGCACCCGGCCATCACAAAACGCCTCGAGCAGATCCATGAACTGCCCTTTGTATGTCAGTTCTTCCGGCACCTCGATCTCACTCATGTCTTCCATCATGATCGACACAATGACCTGCCACTCTGCCAGCTTCATCAACGGTGGCATCTTACGGATCTGTTCCATGCAGGCTTTCTGGAATCGTTGCGGTGTTTGCAGATCATCCGTTGTCAGTTCGACACGTTGCCCTGCCACGTCACAGAACCACACAGGCGGTTCGGATTTGACCACACACAGTCCTGATATATCTACGTTCGAGGCATGACCACCAATGCCATACTTCTTTGTCCTGCACAGACTCTTGTTGCAAAAGCTTTTGAGTGGCTCCTGATCACACGGGAATCCATACTCTTTCTTCTCATGCTGAGTCTGGATCGTCACAACCTCTGACGCAGGCAGAGGCGGCCT